TTGATACCTCAACTCGAGGCAGCATCGGAAAAAAAATTAAAAGGAATCAACCCTCGATTCTACCAAAAATAATTATCTTTGTAGGGGGTATTAATGTTTTTTTAGTTTGGCCGCACTTGTTAAGAGTGCGGCTTTTTTTTTATACCTTTGTCTTTCTCTATGGTAGTCGGCAGGACTTTCAGCTGCAAAAAGTAGGCATCAAAGCAACAGCCTTCAGAATACGTTGCAAAAAATTCTACAATAAAAAACGACTATCATGTCTATTTCAAGAATACTTTCCGAATGTCCTAATGTTCAGATGAACTTAGGCGAATTATTTATCGAGGTTGGTCAGCGCGAGCAACTTCCATTTCTAGAATTCTTATTATCTCCTGAGAATGCGAAGATGATCCGCACTGAAGTTGCTCCAGGTAATGGAAAACTTAAGACGGTTCAAGCTCGTTGGATTCAGCGTTTGCCTGAGACGGAAGTTGAAGAAGGTGGCGACATCCTTACTTGTACTTCTTCTAATGTTTATGGCGATAGCACAACTACGTATACAGTTGAAACAACTGACACGTACACTGCTTCTCAATTGATCAATGCAGCTGACATCGCTCGTCATTGCCAAGAGAACAGCCGCTACGTATTAGAGTCAATCATGCGTTTGATGGATGTAATCGATCGCAAGGTGGCATCTGCTGCCGCTGTTCAAGCTGTTGCTGCGATTGGTACATGGGGAACTGATGTTGAAAATTTCTATCCACTTGATGGCGATTGTTTAGAGATTTCTACAATGGTTAGTGCTAATGAGCCAAACGCATTCGCTATCGCTGACATTCAGCAAGCAACACGCATGGCTAACTACCCAGGTGCACCAATTGCATTCGGTGGAGCAGCAATGCAGCGTTACGCTAACGCGATGGCAGCAGGATGCTGCACTCAGTATGGTATCGATTTACTTGCAATCACTCAGCAAAACGGTTTCGGATTTGCTTATGATGCTCGTTTAGCAACTGCACAAGGAGATCAGACTCACGCATTAGTAACAACAGCAGGAGCAATCCAGTGGTTGTCTTTCAATCTTGCAGATTGGAACACAGGCATAACTCCAACAGCAGGAAGCAACTACTCTAAGACGTTGGTGTATACACCGGCAGGAGTTCCAGTTGACTTGACTATGAAGGATGATTGCGGAAACTTATCAATTGTATTGACTACAACTGGTATCATCGCAACATTGCCGACTGACATCTACGAGGCTGGAGATAAGTTTGCGGGTGTTAACTACGTGAATTGCGTATCTATCGTAAACCCGTAACGAGCTCGCAGAATCTGCTGAGCGAAGGCTCGGATGATCTGTTGAGCGAGGGAAGCGACAATTTGCTTTCACAATGATTTAAGGGAGAGGTGCAAGCCTCTCCTTTTTTATTTATATCTTTGTGAAAAATAAGACAGCCAATGTGCTACGAATCTCTACTCGGCTTACAAGGTTGCGACAGACCAGAGCCAACTACTGGGCTTTATATCGATGACCTCGGCATTAATCAGACTTTACTCGGGCAGCTAATCACTGACCAATACAACAGCGGAGTTGAACTGTTTGAGGCTAAGCGAGCATTTGCTTGGCGCAAGATGTCGACTGATATCTTAAGTAGGCTAACACCGATGATGAAGGCGGACACAGTTGTTGAGTCAAAGCGCATTGGGCAAGTTGTAAGCAACGCTGCGAACATTGATGTTGCAGTTGGTGCAGGAAAGTACACAGGCATCAGAGTAACGATTGACCCAAACACGGAAAGCTTTCTGAACTTTTACTTGTCGAATTTTAAGATTGACATCTACACGATGGCAACGCCTGTCGAGATATTTGTCTACGACATGACAACGCTGAAGCTTATTGATTCTTTCTTCTACCAATCTGAAGCAGTCGAGCAGTTTATCGGCAAGACCTTCAAGGCGAATCGCAGAAAGTTAGATCTGGCTTTTGTATATGAGTCGCTTTATGATACAACCAAGATGATTCCTAAGAAGGGCAGCTGCACTGATTGCGGAGGTAACTTAAGAGCAGTACACGTTTGTCCATTTGTGGATGCGATAGGCATCGAGCTAACAACAGATGGATTCAATGTGCTATCATCGAAAGCGAAGAAGTACACGCAAGGGATGTCGTTGGTTTACAATGTGAACTGCGACAGAGAAGCATGGCTGTGCTCAATTGGTGGATTGATGGCGATGCCACTTGCATACGCAACGGCTGTCGAGATTTATAACTACGGCCTCAGCGTGTCACCAAATCAGCGTGTGAATACTACGGTCAGCATCAACATAGGAAGCAAGCCATTTGCGACTGCCGATGCTAACGATGGTATGATTGCAGGGAGAGACATTGCAGCAACAAGATACAGCGAAGAGCTCACAGCAATGTTGCAGAATATGCGACTACCAAGCGACAATACGTGCTTTGATTGCAGAAGAAATATGAAGTACGTCACAGCACTTCCATAATGGCTACACCAAAGGAGATAAGTGATAGAATTAATGCTCTGTTCTCTGATTGGAATAGTGGCTTTACTCCGCTATCTTTTGCAGTGCAGGACATGAGGAGAGAGATGTACATTCGCATCTTTGGAATTGATACTGGCAGAGGAAGAAACCAAGCAGGCAACTTCCTGCCAACTAAACCATACACGAAAGCATACGCAAAAATCAAGGCAGCAAATGGCAAACCACCTTTGGAGCTCACAGGATTCTTAAAGAGATCATTTGCAACAGACCAAACAACAGTTGTGACTGAAGGATTTGATACTGCCATTTATACTGTTGCAGATGAAGCAGGCAAGGTGGAAGGACTTGAGAAACTTTACGGCACAATATTCAAACCAACAGCAGAAGAGCAATCGAGGATGTTGCAGCTACACGCTGACTTACTTGTTGAACAAATATCAAATCAGATAAGCAAACCATGAATCTACTTAAGACCATCATCGAGCGGCTCAATCAGCGCATTGAGGTTGCCAATATCTTCGACAAGCAGTTTGGCTTATGCGAGCTTAATGCAAACGGCAACGAGAAGGCTTGGGTGCATTACATTGGCAATGGTCAGGCGGAGGTAGTGACTAACTTTGATGCTAAGCAAGGGACATTGTTCTGGGCTAAGCGTGGCAAGGTGACGGTCAACAAGACTGATGCCTACAAGATGAGCGGCTGCAAGCAGTTGTACGTGACTTCTTTTCCCTTGACTGCTTATGCAGTTGTGCGCAAGAGCCATCTGCCATGCGATGGGGATGATGCTCAGGACTGGCTTGCATCGAGAATCTACAAGCTGACGAGTGGCACTGACCCACTATTTAAGCAGAGCATAGGTGTTATCAACTATGAAGTAATTCCGAGCGGTTACATCAACGAGATTAAGACACTGACAGCAAACTATGAGTGGGCTTGTGTCACTGTCGACTTCGACATTCAAGTGATTACAACCACTGAAGATGGCTGCTACGACATCTGCGCTACCGGTGACATTCCACTCCCAGACTTGCAGCCATGTACTCCTTGCTTGACGGAGGTTGCTGTTGATGGAGTGACGATTATCGGCAACGGAACGGCTGAGGATCCATTGGTGGCAGTTGGTGGTGAAGGCGGAGCCATCGCGGTGGATGACGAAGGCGTTGAGGTGACACCGATTGCCACAAGGTTAAACTTCACAGGCGAAGGCGTTACGGCAACATTGCAATCACCTGGAGTGGTTGAGGTAAATGTGCCAGGCGGAAGTGGTACGACACCCGACTTGCAGGAAGTTACCGATGAAGGCAACAGTACAACCAACGACATTGCATTTACAGCAAGCGCAGGGCTTTCATTTGACAACGGCGCATTCTTCCGCAAAGGCACTACCGATGCAGGGAATGGCGGCGCAAAGGGCACAGCGCAAATATGCTCAATAAGCTACGAGCTTAAGTGGGAAGCAGGACGATTATATTACATGGAGCAAGACGGATTCACCATTCGCGATGTGACTCATAACTTTGCATTAGTTCCACAAGTAACAGATGACAGCTCTAAGGGCTTTATAGTAGGTTCTCGATGGAGCTTAGACGATGGCACTGTTTACCTTTGTTCAGATGATACAATCGGAGCAGCTGTTTGGGCAGTTGTTACTACATCTGTTTCAAATCTTCAAGATGTTACTGATGTAGGAAATACAACAACCAATGATTTAATTGTTCAAGGTGCAAATGATTTTTTTGGTCAAGTTTCATCACAAACTATATCAGCATATAATTCTGTGACTAGCGCATACGCTGAAATGTTTGTTGGAACAAGTGGTCAATTAACATTATCAGACGGATCAAGTGCAGGCATACTATCAGTTAATAATCTTAGTAATGCAAACGTACAATTAGAGTTTCCAAACAAGGTAACTGGCAATTATACTATTGCTACAACGGCAGATATACCAAACACCATTGTAGAAGATGTCACTGCCACAGCTCCGATATTCTCAAGCGGAGGAGCAACGCCCGACATCAGCATAAGCCAAGCAGATGGAAGCACTGATGGATACTTGAGCAGCACAGATTGGAACACGTTCAACGGCAAAGGCACTGTGTCATCGGTCGACCTCACCATGCCTACTGCATTCTCTGTCACTGGCAACCCAGTAACATCGAGCGGAACATTAGCGGTTACGGCGGCAGGATTAAGCAGCCAATATATCAGAGGAGATGGACAACTTGCAAACTTTCCAACATCAAGCGGCGGCGGTTCAAGTTTAAACTACTACCTCAACGGATCAGTTGCTCAAGGTACGCTTGGAGGTGTGGCATTTAAGCAGATGAGCAGCACTCCAGTCATTGGAGGCGGAACAGATTTCACTATCAATGCCGATGGCTACATTCAATCTTTCATCACAGATGCGAGTGTACCTAATCAGTTAGCTATTCCGGCAGGAAATTGGAATTTCGAGATGTACTTTTCTGCAAATAGCAGCGGAGGTACTCCAAGATTCTACATTGAGCTATACAAGCTTAGCGCAGGAACATTGACATTGATTGCTTCCAATTCAGCAACACCTGAAGGCATAACCAATGGCACTGCGATAGACCTTTACACAACGGCTGTTGCAGTACCAAGCACAGTACTTCTTGCAGCTGACAGACTTGCAATAAGAGTGTACGTGATACATAGCAGCAAGACAATCACACTGCATACTGAAGACAATCACCTATGCCAAGTCATTACAACTTTCTCCACTGGCATCAATGCGCTTAACGGCTTAACGGCTCAAGTGCAAAACTTCGCAGTAGGAACTTCGGGCACTGACTTCGCAATAAGTTCGTCAACAGATACGCACACCTTCAACCTACCAACTGCAAGCGCATCCAACAGAGGAGCATTGAGCACAGCTGACTGGAGCACATTCAATGGAAAGGTTTCAACGACTCGCAGCATTGGTACTACTGCGCCACTAACAGGCGGCGGTGACTTAAGCGCAGACAGAACAATTGCTATTGCTAAAGCAACGGCTTCAGTGGATGGCTATCTTGCTGCAACAGATTTCACAACCTTTGCAGCCAAGCAGAATGCGCTAACTCCTGCTGCACTAACTAAGGTTGATGATACCAATGTGACATTGACACTTGGAGGAACGCCTGCAACGGCTCTATTGCAATCAACATCTCTGACTCTTGGATGGAGCGGCACACTTGCAGATGCAAGGATTGCGAGTGCTGCAACATGGAATGCCAAACAGAATGCGCTAACTCTAACAACAACGGGATCAAGCGGAGCTGCAACATTAGTCGGTGCTACTTTAAATATTCCTCAGTATAGTGGCGGTTCAAGTTCAAATTATAGGTCTGGTATTGATAGTGCAAGTTTTTCAAGTGCTGCAAATACTGCTGTTTATACTCAACTAATTGCAGCAAATACTTATGTTGTAGGTGATGTATTAAGAGTCACATATAGAACTCGTAAAACTGGAGGAAATGGCGCACAAACTTTAAGAATATATGTTAATGCAACGGCTGACTTAGCAGGCACACCAATACTACTTGGTTTTTATGCACCTGCTGGTGCTACTGGTGTATATAATCAGATGCAACGACATCTGGCAATTAAAAGTGCAACCATTTTATCTGAGGTGATTAGAACAAATGCTAATCTTCAAACTGACTTTGGGAATGATACATTTGCTGTTTCGACTTTATTAATTGATTGGACTGCTAACAAATATTTTGTTTTTGCAATCCAAAATAGTTCAGCATTAGATGTTAATTTTGGCTCATTTTATTCAATCGAAAAACTATGATAGACATAACTCTTGAAGGTGGATATTTGACCTTCTACACATCCGTACTTGGTGCAATAGCATCCAATGTTGAACTATGCGAAGTGGTCGATGATAACACCTTGCATCTTGGCACTAATGTCGGCACGTTCTTAATCAACGTCAATCAGTTCACATTTAATGGCATCAAGTTTACCAACTCAACAAAAGCAGTTAACTACATCTTAAACAACTAATATCATGGCAGGAGTAAAAATTACAGACTTAGGTACATTGACTACGGCAGTTGATGCAGATTTACTATACATCGTGGACGTTAGCGACACGAGCCAATCCCCACAAGGAACATCCAAGCAGATTGAGGTGGGCAATATGTTCAGTAGCGGAAGCTACACTCCGACATTTAGCGGAGAGATTAATTTGACAGCATCACCTAACTCAGCAACATACATCAAGGTGGGCAACATCGTGACTGTATTGGCTCAGATAGAAATTCAATTTGATGCTGGAGAAGATGATGGCAATTTTGAGATGTCGCTTCCATTTGCATCTAATTTTACAACTCCTAAAAACTTGTTTGGTTTAATGCAGTTTTCTTTTGGTTCTGGTTCAGTATTAGAGATTATTGCTTTAGATATTAACGCACAAATAACAAACAACACTTGTGCTGTTGCTATTGGAGTAACTACACCACAACTTCTTATGCAATACTGCGCATTACAATTCCAGTATGAAGTGCTCTGATAACGGCATCAGACTCATACAGGAGTTTGAGGGCTTGCGCCTGACTAGCTACCTCTGCTCAGCAGGAGTGCCGACCATTGGCTATGGTGCGACCTTCTACCATGACGGCAGCAAGGTGAAGCTCGGGCAGACTATCACTCGAGACCAGGCGAATCAACTTCTCAAGGATCATCTTAAGGAGTTTGAAGGTGCAGTAATTGGACTGCTAAACGGCACGGCAGTGAACGCTAATCAGTTCGATGCGCTTGTAAGTTTCTGCTACAACCTTGGCGCAGCAAATCTCGCCAAGTCGCAGCTGCTAAGGTTCATCAAAGCCAACCCAAATGACCCGAAGATTGCAGCCGAGTTCCTCAAGTGGAACAGAGCAGGCGGCGAGGTTTCAACAGGGCTTGTAAGAAGACGCAAGAAAGAGGCGCAACTATATTTCACTCCAATCGTTTCTTAATTATTATGGCCGCAAGGAGAGTCAGCAAACCAAGGCAAGTGCTTGATATAATCGTTAAGTACTGGAGGCCAACCATTGGCTCTTTGGTAATACTCTCAAGCGTGTTCGCACTTATCTTTAAGCAGATAGGCACGGAGACACTTGCAGCCATTGTTGCAGCTATGGTGGCCGCAGGATATATACCTAAAGCAAATGACAATGGATGACGGAAGAGACTCAACATATACTACAATCGATGATGGTTGCGTGGTAGGTCTTGGCTGTAAAGTCCATACTCATCACCATACTATTCACATTGAGCCGCAGATTGTGTATCAATCGATGGAGAAATTCACTATCTTTGGCAAGCACTATTGCACTAATCAATGGGGGCAAACTTACGAGCTGCCTGCCGATGAGCCAATGCCAGAGCCACAACCGATGCAACAAACCTACGCAAGCGATACCATCACACCAACCACATCTGCATTCTTGCTTGCTCCTAAGCCAGAGGCGAAGATTATCATCAAGCCTCGCACTGAGTACTCCGAATACAAGCCGACAATGGATGGCCCAATCATGGGAGTGCTGTTGACATTTACAATTTACCTCACAGCACAATGGGCATGGAGCTCGATGACTGCTTGGAATAATCTATATAGCGAACTCTCTGCATGTCTTCGCTCTTCATCTTAGAACATTCAATTGATTTGTTTTATGTGGTCACTGATCAAGACGGCAGAATTGTGTCCAACAATGAGCTCTTTAAGAACTATGTCAGCCATATCAAGCCCAAGAAAATCACCGATATCATAAGCATCGAAGGTGATAAAGATGACTTTATTGAAGCAATTGAAAGAGCTCGCAAGCATTCGCCTGAGCCATCAAGAGTCTATGCTCGCACACGACAGAAGAACACAAGCGACAGATATAATGTTTGGAATTGCTTTGCGATTGCTGATACTCTACACTTTGTCGGCATCCAGATGGTGGATGTGACAAGCATCAGCTCGCATGATTATGAACGGCAGCGTGCCCTGCTTGAGGAGTTTCGCTTTATGCTATCGCACGAGCTGCGACAACCATTGACCAACATCTCTGGACTTGTGCAGATGCTCATGCAGCATCAAGATGCAAGTGACATCGACAAGAAGGATGTGCTGGGCATGATCCACACATCGGTCAACAAGCTTGATGATGCAATCAAGATACTCATTAAGAAAGCAGCGCGCGAGTTATGACGGATCGGCAAGCGGATGAGAGACTGGTTAAGGTTGCCGCTTGGTATGTGATGGAGCGAGGTATGCCGGTATGCGTGGCATTGCAGATATTGCAAGCAGAGCTCAAGGATAAGCGACTCTTTTGGGAGTCATCGCAGGAACTAATTAAAATCATTCAACATGGCATCTGTACGTATTGAGACTTTTATTTTGGGCGTATTTATTTTACTTGTGTTCTTGTTGGTAAAAACTTGCGGCGATGGCGTGCAATCAGATTATCGCCTTAAGCATACGATATATGAGGACAGCATAGTGATAGCCTCGCAGAAGAAGATAATAGCACAGGCGGGCTCTGATGCAGCCAAACAAGCGCAGCAGATCGCAGAGCTCGAAGTTAAAGTCAAGAACGCAAGCGAGGTAGTGAAGATTGAGACTCGCACAATTATCAAAACGCAGATAAAAGTGGGCGATACAGTCATGGTCAATGGGCTGCCGCTAATAAGAACAGGCAAGCCATTCCTTAAGACTGATAAATGGTATACAATTGGTGGATTCATCAACCGACTTGGATGGTTGCAGATTGATTCGCTAGTGATTCCTGCTAAGTTCACCTATGCAGTCGGTGATACAATGCGCACTGGATTCGTCAACCGACTCCTTAAGAAGAAGGATACGGTTGTCCGCATGAGAGTCGACAATCCCAATGTCACCATCACCGGAATGTCGAATATCTACATCAAAGAGGATAAAAAGTGGCATCAGACAACCGCCTTTAAGGTGGGGGTTGGAGTGCTTATTGGTGTTGCCGCAGTCAAGGCCGCAAAATAATTGCACTGATTCTGTGCGAGTTAGGATAATTGCGTGTAAATAGTTTTGAAAGGTGGTGTATAATCAAAAATAAGATATACATTTGTCAACCAATCAATCAGTAATTCACTCATAAATCATTCAATCATGAAATCAGAAACATCATTTACATCGAGAGCTTATAGTTCTAAAAGAGATGCAATCCTTGACATTTTTAACATTGAAAAATACAAGGATGCGCTAACAGTTGCAATAAATATAATGCTTACAAAAAGAGAAGGCAACATTGATGAAGATACCTTCATAGAACTTAAGACTAAATACAAGTTGTATTGTTTTGACTTAGGAATTGATACTGGATATTTTAAAGGATAATTTAATCGGGCGGTGGTAAGCCGCCCACAACTATCAATCTTTCAATCTATGAACACTTTTTTTAAATCACACGACAGCACGCAGTTTTTTAACTACGATCATCTATCTGGCATCATGCTAACAATTGTGCAAGACGGTTGCCACCAAGGGCTCTTCCAAAGATGCGACAAGAACTCACTTGTACTTGTTCGCCAGTACTCAAAGGAGATGACTCAAGGGCTACACGAATCGGTTCGCACTTATCATCCATCGGATGTCAACGAGTTCTTCAGAATGTATCAGAAGACACTGCACAACACTCAAGTATCTTTCAATCAATTAATAACTCAATTCTAATTTTTACACT